GTTCTTTCTTTTTGTTTAATATTATTTTAGTATGCCATATTCTGTTATGTCTAAGTGCATACTTAAGCTTATTTATTACAGGGTTCTTAATCTTTGTCATTTGTTTTTGGAAGGAGTCCTAATCCCTCCAGTTTGTTAAAATACCTTTTATGGACATCTGAGTACATTCTAAATCCTTCGTAGTACTCAGTATCCTCATCAAGCAAAGTATGAAATTTTGTCAATGCCTCGGCTAACTGCATAACATCTTTTCCTTTACTTGACTCTTCTTCTAGGCTTTCTTGTATGCAAGATCTGAGAAGCCTATTCTCAGTATTAAGTAGTTTATAGTTAATGAATGTCATACCAAGTTTTTCCTATCTTTGAATTACCAGACATTGGACAATCAAAGCCTAACCTTTGACCTGCTATCTTTGCAGACTCCTCTAATATTTTAGAAAGTTTATCTGCATCTTTTTTATCACATTCAAAGTTTTGCTCGTCATGCATAATTGCTAATAATTTACAATTTATGTTGTTTTTCTTAATAAGACCATCCGATACAATAGCCCACTCTTTTGCTAAGATTGCCTCATTGCCTTGTAACAGATAATTAAGAAGCTTATGTTCAGAGTCTACTTGTATCTTTCTACCATCTTGAGCAGTTATAAATCTGTTACCAGACCTATTAAACTCACCTATTAATTTATCTTGTAACTTCTTTAAAAGAGGAAATGTTCTTAAAAACTTAGTCTTAAGTACAGTCCCTTCTTTTGACTTACCGCCTACAATAGTTCCAAGTTTAGCGGCACTTGCTCCAAACAGAAACCCATAAATAAAAGTCTTAGCCTGACTTCTATCTTTTAAACCTGCGGCTTTCTGATTGACAGTGTGTACATCTGTACCATCTTCCTCTTTACCTGTCGTAACCGTATTTACATACCTAGGGTCTCCCATTGCGGAGGCTAATAACCTTAGCTGGGCAGAAGCTAAGTCACAACCAACCAATACTTTATCCTCTGGTGCTATAAATATGCTTCTCATTTCCTTACCAAAAACAGCTTTTGCTCCGGGTACATTTACTAGATTCCTATGTGACATCCTCCCGGTAGCTGTTCCTAAAGTAAAAGGAACACATTCCAGCCTACCATCGTCTCTACAAACACCAAGCCAACCTCTATCTTTATTCTTTTGATTTTGTAAAGTGTTTCTTCTGTGTTGATATACTGCGTGTAAAGCTATCTCTTGACCAAGATCACCTTGTATCGAATTGTAGGAATCTTCGGTTAACTTCGCTGAAGTTCTTACAACGCTACCGTCCTCAGCTCTTTTAGTGTTCCATTCTGTAGGCTTCCAACCGTGTTTAAACAGTAATTTCTTAACCTCAGCAGTCTGTGTAAGCCTTGCAGGGGTAATCTCAACTCTACAATATGGACCATTTACTTGTAAACCTTTAGTGTTGTTTATGTAATCAACGCAATCGTAACCTTCAAACCAGTCTTGTATGTGCTTATGTAGTTTCCCAGCTTTAGTCCATTTAGGGGTAATTGGTTTTCTCAACTGTTTACCGCCCACTAGGTCTTTCTGATAATCAACACCCTTAGTCTTTAGTATAGTATTACACTCGGCATTACTAATCCAAAAGTCAGGACACTTTATTATAGGTGGCATCAAAGGTTCAATCTTATCTTTAAGTTTATCTATCTCAACAGTTAAGAAAGCTATATGCTTATCAGCAAGATCCCTGTCAACTAACCATCCATTCTTGACCTGTTTAGCACTTATCTTAGCTATCCTGAACTCACGGTTTAATACCTCTTTTGGTACACCAGACTCCTTAAACTCTCTCAACAGTGAGTGAAACACCCTTACATTAATAAGTACATCTTGCTCACATCTGTTTAGCATTGACTTTTCAAACATCAGCCATTGACCTTGTGATGGTTTTAAAACACCAAAATGTTCTCCCCACATCTCAAGACCATGTCTGCCTTTGTATCTTCCTAAAGTCCTGTTGAAGTTCAACAACTGACTCATAAGAAAAGTATCTATAAGTCTAGCTTTTGTCTTAAATTTAAAGAGTTTTTGTAACAGAGGTATGTCGTACATAATTATGTTGTGACCTATTAATTCATCAGCATTAGCTAGAAAATCAAGACCCTCCTTTACAGAAGGGCATTCATCACTATTGTCTGAGAAAGTAATAGTCTCTTTAGTAATTATGTCATAAGTAGATATACACCAAACAGTTGTAGCATCATTAACAAAACCGTTAGACTCTACATCAAAAACTATTTTTTTCATCACTTCAACTCCACTTCGCTTTCCGTTTCTATCCAAACTTTAGCCCCACAAGGTAGTGGTTTATCTGGTCTATAGACAACTTTTGAGTTTCCTTTGATAACTGCCTCGTGGGCATATTTATTATCTTTATAAGTTTTACAAGTTAAAACTGGATTTCTTTCCCCGGTTTTAGCATTTCGTTTTATGACATGTTGATTAACATGGATAATAGTTTTCATACCCTACTCCTATTCAAACTCCGAGGGAGTACTGTATAGGCGACCTGTAACATTATCATATCTGGCATTTCCTGCAGGTCCCGTATGTCCAGTAAACCTGTTCTTTAGCACTGATATTCCAACCCTCTGTCGTTCACCCTCGTCCTCCGAGTATTTATTTCTAGAAAAACCGATAATTTGAAATGCTATCTGTTTTAAACTTCCTGACCCTTTTAATGAGTCCTCGGTTATAGATGCACCTTCTTCAAAAGTCTTACTACCACCACTGGTTTTCCTCAAATGTGAGACCACTCCAATCCAAACATCGTGCTTCTTACACAACTTCAATAGATCTGACATGGCTTTGTCCATAGCTTCGTTTACATTACCATCAACCTCACTAACTGCTATAGTTATGTGGTCTAGAAATATAAACTTACAGCCAGATGCCGCCATAAATTCTATCTTATCCATAAGAGAAGAGTCACTTACAGAACCCTGATGGTCTAATAATAAAAGACGACCTGAACCTGCAACATCCTCCCATGCTTTAGAGCCTTCTGCTCCTGAGCGGTCAAATTCTACGTCTGGTAGGTTTATTCTCTTGTTGAGGTGTACCCCAATGATTCCATCTAAAGTCTCCCGTATGGACTCCTCAAGGGACACTACGCCAATTTGGTAGTCTGTTGTCATAATAAGATGATAAATATCCTCTTTGACAAAAGTTGACTTACCAGACCCTGTTCCTGCAGTAAATATAGTTAACTCGCCAGTCCTCCTGCCGTATGTCATCTTATTGACATTGGCAAAACAATCGGGGTAAGGCACAGAGTCTTCTCTTCTGTCCTCATTAAACAAATCCCAAGTGTCAGCAGAATTCACAATCCCTGCAGGAGAATACATCTCAGCATTCCATATTGCTTTCTCTAGTTCGTAAGTCTTATCTGCAACCAAGTAATCAGAAGCATCTTTACCGTATCTGCCTAAAGCACCAATCTTAGCCTTACCAGTTCTGACTAACCTAGCACAAGCTTTTGCACCATCTCTTCCTGCCTCATCGTGGTCAAATAAAAACACGACCTCTTCAAAAGAGTTAAGGTAGTCCAAGTTAGAAACGACTTGTTTGTATGCCCCTTGGGCTCCATTGATAACTGATACGACTGCCCACTCTTGTTTCTTATCTTTCCAAACCTGTTGCACAGACATTGCATCAAGTGCCCCTTCTGTAACAACAATTCTCTTACAAGAGCCGGGGGCAAACTTAGACTGACCAAAGAACTCATTTTTGTTCTTAACGGATCCTATTGCTAGAAACCTTTTAGCGTCTAAATCTCTACGCTCATAGCCTACTACCTTACCTTTGTTGGTTATAGGGTAATAATGGTATTTAATAGTCTTACCATCTTCCTCAGAGTAACCTACTTTGACACCGTAGAGTTCTGCAATATCTTTTGTTATCTTACGTTCACGAAAACCTCGTACTGGATAATCTTTTATATCATCAATAGACTCTACAATGTTCTTAAACTCTTTTGGTGTCTTCTCAACAGCAGACTTGTCGTCATTGTATATGCCT